CAGTCGTACCAGATCGGCAGCCGGAGCCTCACCCGCGGAAACCTCACAGAGATCCGCCAGACGATCGAGTACCTGATCAAGCAGATCGAAGTTGAAACAGCCCGGGCCGCCGGCCGGGGACGAAATAGAGTAATGGGTATAGTCCCGCGGGACATATAGAGGGGGTGGTAGTTATAAATGTATTCGATAGGGTAGTCAATGCCGTCAACCCGGTAGCCGGACTAAAGAGATATGCAGCGAGAAGGACACTGAAGGTATTAAACACAGGGTACGGTGATGGCGGTGCCAGCCTGAGCAAGAAGGCGCTCAAGGGATTCACCGGCATATCAGCATCACCTGCCCAGGACATCGATGCCAATCACCGGATACTGGTCAACCGATCCCGGGAGTTATATATGAACACGCCGATCGGAGCCAGCGCCATAAAGACCACCCGCACTAATGTGGTGGGAAGCGGCTTGCGGCTTAAGCCCAGGATCGACTATGAATTCCTGGGACTCACTCAGGAACAGGCAATCGAGTGGGAAAAAACAGTACAGCGAGAATTTGATCTCTGGGCTGACACCAAGCTCTGTGATTCGTTGAGGTTGAATAACTTCTACGAAATGCAGGGTTTAGTTTTTTTAGGGCAACTCATGAATGGTGATGGCTTCTGTTTACTGAAGTTTCAAAAGCCCAGCTGGTTTATGCCATACGGACTGCGGCTGCAGCTCCTCGAGGCTGACCGGGTATGTACTCCGTACACTTATGGTATCGGGACCGGCAACTCACTGGTACCGTACTGGGGTCGTAATCCGCAAAACAATAACGAGATCTATTCCGGAGTGGAGATCGACAGTGATGGCGGGGTGTTAGCCTACTGGATATGCAACCAGTATCCCTATCAAATGACAACCTATAACTTTACTGCTCCGGCGTGGACCAGGGTGGAAGCTTGGGGAGCCAAAACCGGGCGGCCGAACGTACTCCATCTATTTGATGCGGAACGAGCGGAGCAGCGCCGCGGGGTCCCTATGCTGGCACCGGTAATTGAACCGTTGTTGCAGCTGGGTCGTTATACTGAGGCCGAACTCATGGCCGCAGTGGTATCAGGAATGTTCACTGTTTTCATCAAGACTGAAGGGCCCAGCAGCGAGATGCCTCTGGGTGAGGGGATCCCAATAGATGCAGTGCCAGTTGAAACTGACGAGACTGAATACCAGTTGGGGAATGGTGCAGTAGTCCCCCTGGGCTTGAATGAAAGTATCGAAGTCGCGGATCCAAAGCGGCCGAATGTTGTATTTGATGCCTTTATAACAGCCATCTGCAAAGAGGTTGGGGCAGCCCTGGAGATTCCAACGGAGCTGCTCCTCAAGTCTTTCACTTCATCCTACAGTGCCAGCCGGGCAGCATTGCTGGAGGCCTGGAAAATGTTCCGGATGAGACGGGGGTGGTTGGCCCAGGGATTTTGCCAGCCGGTATATGAGCAGTTCCTGACGGAGGCAGTGGCCAGCGGCCGGATCAAGGCGCCGAAGTTTTTCGATGACCCTATAATCCGGAAGGCGTGGTGCGGAGCTACCTGGAACGGGCCGGCCCCGGGGATGTTGGATCCGACCAAGGAGGTCAGCGCGGCCAAGATGCGAGTGGATAATGGATTCTCCACCCGGGAAGAGGAGACCGTTGGGCTCACCGGCGGAGACTACGCTCGGAATATCCAGCAGTTGCAGAAGGAAAATCAACTGCTGGCAGAGGCCAATAAGAGTCTGAATCCTGTTATGCCATCCGGGCCCGGGGCCATTCCGGCGCTAAAGAATACATGGAAGGGGAATGACAGTGAAACATAAATTCTGGAACTTCAAACCAGTTAATGAGATTACGACCGAGCTTTTGCTTTATGGAGAAATCGCCAGCGAGGCAACCTGGTGGGGTGATGAAATCACCCCGCTGGCATTCAGACAAGAGCTGATGTCAGTTCCAGGTAACGAGGTTTGTGTTCGGATTAACAGCGAGGGTGGGGATGTATTCGCTGCAAGTGCTATGTATACCGCATTGAAAGAATATGCTGCCGGCGGGAAGAAAGTCACTTGCAAAATTGACGGAGTGTGCGCTTCGGCTGCGACCATCGTTGCCATGGCGGCAACAAAGATAGCCATTCCAGCTAATGCTTTCATGATGATCCATAAGCCTGAGGCAGGCTTGATAGGCTATTATACCTCGGATGAAATGACCAAGATAGCTGAAACCTTGGAGGTTATTAAATCTGGGATCATCAATGCATATACAGCCAGGACAGGACTATCCGAAAAAGAGTGTACTAAGCTGGTTGATGCTGAAACCTGGATGACCGGTAAAGAAGCGGTTGAAAAGGGCTGGGCAGATGAATTGCTATTCGATGAGCCCAAAATTGAACCGGTTGAAGGTGTAACCAATTGCCTGGCAGTAAACGGAGTGCGGCTGAAAATCGCCGCGTTTGCTCACGTCCCCGATGCGCTGATGGGCGCTATCAATAAAAAATCAGAGAAAGGAGCAGGGGAAATGGAATTCAAGAACAGTGCAGATCTCAAAGCCGCCTTTCCTGATTTCGTAGCTGAAATCGAAGGCGCAGCGCGTGAGGAAGGTGCCAAGACCGGTGCCGAAACCGAACGCAAAAGAATACAGGCCATTGATAAGATGGCCGGGACGGTAGATCCGGAGGTGCTGGCCAAGGCGAAGTATGAAACCATGGCTGCGGCTGCCGATGTCGCTTTGGAGGCATTGAGCTCCGGGAACGTCATTAACCAGGCGATGCTGAGTGCCATGTACCAGGATGCCGAGGATCCCAACAAGGTAAATGGATTTGCGAACTCCGGCCAGGGCAAGGACCTTACTGAGAAACAGACCCAGGCTAATTTCGCCGCCAAGGTGGCAGCAAAATTCTTCGGGAAGGATGGTAAGTAATCATGGCGAGAGAAGTCTTCAACTACGAATCTCTGGTTGTCGGTGAAAATGTCGAGGTTATAGAAGTCCTCATTGCCGCGTCCCAGGTGATCAGCCGCGGTGACCTGCTGGTATGTGCAGTGACTGAAACCTTCGCGTCTACTTCAGTGGCGACCGAAGGAACTCCCAACACGGTGGCAACCACAACTACGGTAGCTCGTTCAGTCGCAGATAGTTTTTCCAAGGCAGCGGCCGTTGCCAACCCCAAAGATCAGCATGCCATTGCAGCAGTGGATATCACTACCGGCGCTGGTGATACCACTCTGAAAATCCCGGTATATATGAGGGGTCGTTTCAATGCTGCCAAGGTTGGCCTGGGCGGAGGGTCTTCCATTGCCAATAATGCTAAGGTACTGCGTGGTCAGGGCATCTACCTGGTAGGCGTCCAGAGCGGCGAAATATCTTAAGGAAAGAGAGGTAACTAATAATGCCGATTGCTGTATTTTCACCTGAAGTCATGGATGCTGTGGTCCGTGTGATGCCCCCGCAGCCTGCCTTTTTTAAGAATACCTTTTTCCGCGTGGAAAAACCGGAGCCCACTGTTGATATACGCACCGATTTCTACAAAGGGAAGCGCCGGGTAGCTCCCTTTGTCAGTGACAAAAACAAGGCCAAAGTGTCACAGAAGATCGGTTTTGCGACTGAAACCTTCACGACTCCCCTGGTCAAAGTAAAAGATGTCACCAATATTGAGGATGTTATGAGCCGGCTCCCGGGTGAATTGATTCAAAATGGGTTCAACCCTGATGAAAGAGCTGTGCAACTCCTGGCCGAGGCTATGGCAGATTTCAATGAACAGATAACTCGCCGGGAAGAAGTTATGATCTCGCAAGCATTTTTCACTGGGAAGATCCCGGTAATCGGTGAGGATGTTCATTATGAAATCGATTTCAATTTTACGAACACCGATACCCTTGCCGGTACCGACCTCTGGGACAATGCTGCAAGCGTTGCTGATCCGATTGAGGATCTCAAGGGCTGGTGCGTGACCTGTATGCAGAACGGGTACCGGAAACCAAATATCTGCGTTATGGACCGCACGGCTTATGCCGCCTTCATCAAGAGATGCGTAGCCCTGGGATACCTGGATCAGTTGAATTACCTGGACCTGAGAATTCAGCCGTCAGTAAAGAATGAGAACCTGACGTTCTGCGGCCGTCTCCTGGATCCGGACCTTGAGATCTACATCTATGATGAATGGTACCTGGATGATTGGACTGCCGCCGGGACCGTTACCGAGAAGCCCATGGTGCCCAAGGGCAAGATTCTGCTGATTTCTACTGCCGCCAAGACCAGCCTCTATTATGGAGTGCTTGTTTTTGCCGATGAGAACGCCAAAACCCTGCGCTCGGTGATAGCGAACAGGGCAGCTGACAGTTGGGTGACCAAAGAGCCGGCCGCGCGGTTCCTGACTCTGAACTCTCGCCCGCTGCCGGTACCCCATGAGGTGGACTCCTGGTTTGTTGCTACCGTCTCGGCTACCAGCTAGGAGGTGCGGTAGATGGATCTAAAAGTGATCCGGGGGATGGTCAGATACAACTCCACGAGATTCTCCACAGGAGATGTAATCAGCGATGTTGATTCAGATATCGCTGATTTTCTTCTGGCGGAAGGCGTAGTCGAGGTAAATGCGACGTCCCTTACTGAGGAATCAGCTGAAAAGGAAGAGTCAACCCTTCCTGAATCCGATCAGGAAACATCAGATACAACCGAAATATGTGAGGCCGGAAGCGAAGAGGAAGCCGGGCCGTCTACCAGTATGCCGGAACCGGAAATAAATACTGAACCCCAAAGACCGAGACGCACAGCGAGATCTTCAAGATAGGAAGTGGTCTCCAATGTTTAAAGACCATCTTGCAGCGGACCTGGCGTGTTTTATAAATCTGGATGAGTTTGCTGACTCCCATAGCATAAACGGCAAAGAAGTTCCCGCCATAATTGATGACAATAATGATCGTCAGTTTCAGCCTTCATCAAATGGACCGCCGGGGCAAGGCTTATACCTGGGCGATAAGGTGCTCTTTGTCAAGCAATCTGATCTTGGTTATGTGCCGGCCATAGATGGGGTACTGGATCTTGACGGAAACATCAATACCGTTGTTAAAGTGTCAAAAGTAGGCGGGATCCTGGCGATAACTTTGGAGGCGAATGAAGAATGATATACGTCTCAGTATCAGAAATATCCCGGATTGAAAGTCAACTGGGAGCAATGGGCAGCCAGGCCAGGGTGATAGTTTCCCGAGCACTTAAACGCGCAGCGGAAAATGTAGCAACCAACATAACAAAGCAGGCCCAACAGGAATATCATGTAACTTCATCCGAGGTCAGGCGATCTATATCCATATATCAATCATCTTCAGATGCTGCTGCTCAAAAGATGATCGTAAAATCCCGGGCAACTCGGAGGGAATTAATAGGGTTCAAGGTTAGTCCTCAATTTCCCCGCCCGAAAAACCCTCCCAAATCTGTAAGAGTTGCCGTATCCAAAAAGGGCGGATTGAAGGAACTGCCCGGGGCATTTCTCGCACTGGGGACCTCTTCCGGCAGTGTTCATATTTTAAAAAGATTGGGCAAGAGCCGGTACCCGCTGCACATAAAATATGGTCCATCGGTTCCGGAGATGATCGGTAAAAACATGACCAACCGGCAGTACCGTGTTTTTGTTGAGACAGAAGCCCAAAAGGTTTATGAAACCAGGCTGCTCCATGAAATAGAGCGTGCGTTAGGCGGTGATGGTAATTGACGCCTTTAGATCTGATGGATGACCTCAAAAATTTCCTGGAGCAGGTTGTTCATGAGTATTCCCTGGAGAGTAAAGCATCCCCGGATAAGATCCCTCAGGTTGTCCTGGGATGGCTGCCGGCTAAGGGTGAAACCAAAAAGGATGACGAAACAAGTAATCCCGACTTTCCGTATGTAGTCGCCCAGCTGGAAAGCTGGGATGATGACGATTCCAGCAAAGCAACAGTATCCCTGCAGATAGGGACCTACTCGAAGCTAATGGATGGCTGGAGAGACACGGTAAACGTAATGACTCGGATCCGGATGGCGCTGCTAACCCAGCGTGTTATAGGCAAGCGGTTCCGCCTGGAGCTGCCCATTCATTCCGAGTTATTCGATGAACAGCCTTATCCATACTGGATCGGGGCTATGACAACGAACTGGACGATTCCTCAGCCCCAGGAAGTAATTAAGGAGGATGAATGACCCATGAAACAAGATAAACCCGATAGCATAGAACCCCAGGCCGCTGATGAAAAACCGCAGCGGCTTATTTATTGCGGCCCCAGCATCCCGGGTGGGCGATTGAATCAATTCGCAGTTTTCAAAGGCGGCTGCCCGGAATATCTGGACGATCTCTTTTCCGCTTGCCCGGCCGTGAAAGAGTTGTTTGTCCCTGTGGCAGATTTGCCGAAAGTAAGACTTGATCTGGGCCGGCCGGGAAGTGAGGCCAGCAATCTCTATAACGAGGTCTGGCAATACCTGAAAAAGGAGGGAAAAGGCAATGTATAAGCACGGGGTGTACATATCGGAGGTGCCGACGTCATTGGTACCCCCGGTTAATGTTGGCGCCGGGCTGCCGGTGGTATTTGGTACCGCACCGGTCAACCTGGCAGCTGACGGCATGGGCAAGGTAAACGAGCCCGTACTGTGTTATACCTACAAGGAAGCCGTCGAGGCTTTGGGGTATTCTGATGATTGGGCTAAATATACCCTTTGCGAATTCATGAAGAGTCACTTTGCATTGTTTAATGTGGCGCCGGTGGTTTTTGTAAACGTTTTGGATCCGGCCGTACACAAAACCGAAGTACCTAGCGAGACGGTTACCTTGACCGCCGGCAGCGGCAAGCTGGCCAACCTGGGAGTGATGAAAAGCACAGCAGTTATCAAGTCTGCCGATGGCAATACCACTTATGTGAAGGACACCGATTATAGCCTGGCATTTGATGAAGACGGGTACCTGGTATGTAGCCGCAAAAGTACCGGTGCAATTCCGCAGAACACCACTACCGTTAAGGCCGGCTATACCCATCTGAACCCCGCTGCGGTGGATACTGACGATATCGTAGGAGGCATCGATGTTTCCACCGGTGCCAAAGAAGGGTTGGAGCTGGTCAATGAAGTTTTTCCGCGCTTCCGTCTGGTACCCGGCCAGATCCTGGCCCCGGGGTGGTCTCATAGTCCAGCCGTAGCAGCCGTCATGGATGCCAAAGCCGGTAATATCAACAGCCATTTCCGGTGCATCTCCCTGGTGGATATTCCGACGGGGACCGTAACGAAGTACAGTGATGCGGCCGCCTGGAAAACCACCAATAACTATGTCAGCACTGGGCAGATTGTTTGCTGGCCGAAGGTCCAGCTGGGCGATGACATATACCACTTGTCTACTCAGGTGGCGGGTGCGATATGTCAGACTGATGGAGCCAACAGCGATGTGCCCTATGTCTCTCCATCAAATAAAGGTCTGCAGTGCAATGGTGCGGTATTGGCCGACGGTACCGAGGTGGTAATAGGTCCGGATGAAGGTGCCTATCTCAATGGGCAGGGCATCGTCACTGCTTTAAACTTTATCGGTGGTTGGAAGGTCTGGGGCAATCGGACCGGATCCTATCCGGCGGTGACTGATCCCAAGGATTGCTTTATTCCGATTCGCCGCATGTTTGATTGGATCGGTAACACCTTGGTTTTGACCTTCTGGCAGAAGGTAGATAATCCGCTCAATAAGCGTTTATTGGATACGGTGGTCGATTCCGCAAACATTTGGTTGAATGGTCTGGCAGCCAGGGGATTCATCCTGGGAGGCAAGGTAGTCTTGCTTAAAAGCGAGAACCCGACCACGGATCTGATGGATGGAATAGTACGATTCCACGTCTACGTTACACCGCCGTCACCGGCTAGGGAGATGGACTTCATAATTGAATATGATCCCAACTACCTAGCGGGGTTATTGGCTTAGAGGGGAGGCTAAACTGTGGATCCGGTACCGGAGAAACTGATCAATTTTAGAGTATACCTCGATGGAACAGATTTATTGGGGATTGCTGACGTGCAGCTCCCTGATTTGGAACCCATGACCGAAACCATAAAAGGCGCTGGGATTGCCGGCGAGGTTGAGAGTCCGGTCTTGGGGCATTTTGGCAAGATGGGCCTCACTCTCAATTGGAGAACTATTGAGAAGAGCACCCTGGTATTGTCACAGCCTAAGGTCCATGCCCTGGATATTCGGGGTTCTCAGCAGGTCTATAATTCCGCTGACGGGCAATACGCCACTGTCCCGGTAAAAGTGGTGGTCAGGGCTATGCCGAAGAAGACCGGTATGGGCAAACTGCAGGTAGGGGCAGCTACTGATACCTCAAGCGAATTCGAGCTGACCTATCTCCTGATCTATGTGAACAATGAAAAGTTGGTGGAAATCGATAAGTACAATTACATCGCATTCATTGCCGGCACAGACTTCCTGGAGGGCGTAAGAGCGGACCTGGGGCTGTAGAGTTTGAGGCAGAAAATAAACAATCCCCGCTTTCACTTGATTGCGGGGATTGTTCTATTCGTCATTCATTTTACTGCCGGCCCACATACCCATGAGAAATGGCATTACGGATCTTGATGACCGTCCGCCTTCCGGGACCGGGATTTTCTTATCGAGAAAGAGTATCGGACTCATAGCAATAAAGAAGGCAATGGTTCCAATCACGTAACCGATCCAGTAAGCCCAGGGCCCAAAGAGCGCTTCCGATAGACTTCCCAGGAGCACTCCTGGAATTATCGATAAGGCGATGGCAAGTACCCAAATCATGATTTGAATCATATTCAAAACCCCTAAATGCTTTTTACAAATTATAACACATTCCAGAAGGGAGATAAACAGATGAATGTACCTTTTAGTAAGCCCTATGATTTCGAGGGCAAGGAATATATTGAGTTGAACCTGGACCTTGATTCTATAACCGGAAAAGACCTGATTTCGGCTGGCGTAGAATCCCGGTCGCTTGGACAGGATTCTTCTGTTTCCGAATTGTCCAAATCGTATTTGGCTGCAGTAGCCGCAAGGGCTGCCAAAGTCCCCGTTGACATGATCCTGGGATTGCCGGCTAAGGATTTTACCGACGTCACAGTTGCGGTACAGAATTTTTTATTAGGTTAGACGGCCTGGCAAACACAGAGACCTTAATGAAATACTGCTTGTCATTATCTATTCATACGGCAACACCGGTGCCATATTGGTTATCGATATCGCTGGAGGAATTAATTCAATGGCTGGTTGTTTTGCCATCTGTATTACCTAATGAAAGGCGGTGAGTAAGACGGCTGTAACCTATGAAACGTTATTTGAGATTGCCGGCAAGGTTAACTCTTCATTTACAGCCGGCTTTCAATCTGCTGTCAGTACCGTTGATAATCTGGATAAAAAGGTTAAGGATCTTCAGACTATACAAACCAAGGTAACCAGGTTTGAAGGTCTAAATCAGGAATTATTAAATACACAGCAAAATTTTGAGCAGACCCGAGAAAAAGTAAAGCAACTGGGCACGGAACTTTTTAAATCTGACCGGACACTGGCAAACTTAGATCATCAATTTAAGGCCTCAAAAGCTGAGGTAGAGCGGCTGGCGGCTGAAATCGAAAAGGCAAAGCAGCCAACTGCTGAAATACAAAGGGCATTTAATGCAGCAGAAGCTGAGGTTACCAGGCTGGGGATTCAACTCGATAAACTAAATGAGCCGCTTCAGGAAATGATAAGCGCCCAGCGAGTAGCCAAAGCCGAGGTTGCTCGTTTATCGGCTGAAATCAAAGAATCATCACAACCTACCGATGAAATGAGACAGGCACATAAAGCGGCCAAGGCCGAGGTCGCACGGTTGACTGCTGAAATTAAAAAGGCAAAACAGCCAGTTGCAGAAACGAAAGAAGCATTCAATGATGCCTTTAAAATGGCTAAGGCGGAGGTCGCCCGGCTAACTGCAGAAATCAAGAAATCTACCCAACCGACAGAGGAACTGCAGCTGGCTTTCAATGCTGCTACTGCTGAAGCATCTCGGCTGGAGAAAGAACTGCGGCAGGCTGAAAGTGCAACCAACAAGACCCGAGAGCAGTTCGAAAAAGCCAGCTTGAACGCTGATAATATGCAAAAGAAGCTTGAATCGGCTAAGACCGCCTTACAGCAATTAGGCGGTGAATTGAACGATGCCGGCATTTCAACCCGAAATCTTGCCGAGGATAGTGCGAACCTCACCCGGCAGATCGAGAGAGCTGAACAGGCGCAGAAGAGCTATGCCCGGGCAGCCGAGAGAACTGAAAAAATCAGTGATTTTCGGGATAGTATGCGGAATAGTCTTTTTGATTCGGCGCAGGCGGCAGCTGGGATCGTTGTTCCGGTCATGGCCGCGGTGGATTTCGAATCCTCAATGGCTGATGTCAAGAAGGTTGTAGACTTCGATACACCGCAGCAGTTCAAAGAAATGAACTCTGATGTTCTGGACCTCAGCAAGGACATTCCTATAGCGGCAAGCGGCATTTCTGATATTGTGGCTGCTGCCGGCCAGGCCGGGATTGCTAGGAAAGAGTTAGTCGGATTTGCCGAAGATGCTGCCAAGATGGGGGTTTCCTTTGATACTACTGCTGAAGACTCCGGTAAGATGATGGCCAGCTGGCGTATCGGCTTTAAGATGAATCAAAAAGAAGTCGTAGCCCTGGCTGACAAAATCAATTACCTGGGCAACACTGCCGGCGCCAAAGCGGATCTCATATCTCAGGTGGTAACCAAGATCGGGCCCCTGGGAGACGTTGCCGGGGTAGCTTCAGGAGAAATCGCGGCCATGGGCGCTACCCTACTCAGTGTAGGGGTTCAAGAAGATATAGCTTCGACGGGTATCAAGAACCTGATGCTGGGGCTAACAGCCGGATCCGCCGCCACCAAATCACAGCAGCAGGTATTTGCCAGCCTGGGTATGGATGCCGAGGTCATGGCCAAGAAGATGCAAAAGAATGCTAAAGGGGCAATTATCGAGGTATTGTCAGCTATTCAACGGTTACCCAAAGCCCAGCAGGCCGCAGCATTGACAGATCTATTCGGCAAAGAGTCTGTGGGAGCCATCGCTCCGCTCCTTACCGGCCTTGATAAACTTAAAACTAATTTCAATCGCGTAGCTGACAAGTCACAGTATGCAGGTAGCATGCAAAAAGAATTCGAAGCCCGGTCTGCAACTACTGCTAATAACCTGCAATTGTTTAAGAATAATGTGAATGTATTGGGGATCACGCTCGGAAGTGTATTGCTGCCACCACTAAATATAGCTGTTAAAAAATTGGGGGCAATAGCTGATAAAGTAGCAGATTTTGCTGAGAAGCACCCGACGCTGACCAAAGTATTAGTGATAAGTACTGCGGCCACATTGGGATCAGTTCTCGCATTTTCAGCCTTAGGTTATGTTGTTAGCACTGTAATACTGCCGTTTGCGAGGTTCGCATCATGGGCCCAAAAAGTAGAACTTGCATCAAAACTCTGTGCTGCTGGGTCCAAAGGTTTAGCAGCTGCTCAATGGGTATTAAACGCTGCCCTGACGGCCAACCCCATAGGGTTGATCGTGGTAGGGATTGCAGCACTGGTCGCCGGGTTTGTCATAGCGTACAAGCATAGTGAGACCTTCCGGAATGCCGCAGACAAACTCTGGTATAGCATAAAGGTTGGCGGTGCCGCAGCCATTAATACCTTTATCTCCTTGCTTAATAAAATTCCTGGAGTCCATATAACAAAAGTCGGCGTCGCTCCTCTTCCGAAAGCTGCCGGCAATAAAAAGATCGGGCATAATGCAACCGGTACCGCTAACTGGGGCGGGGGCCTTACCTGGGTGAATGAAAGGGGCCCGGAGCTGATCGATTTGCCCCGGGGCAGCCGCATTACCCCGGCGAACAAAATAGCCAACAGAGGCGGTATAAATATAACCTATGCCCCTCATATTACGGTCGAGGGCGGCGGCTCCGATATAGAGGGTCAGGTGGAGTCAGGACTCAGAACCGGATTGAAGGAATTCAAAAAATGGTTTGAAGACCTGAAGCACGAGGAGGCGAGGTTGAGCTTTGAGTGATACGGTTGATATCTATACTACCTGCCAGGGTGATACCTGGGATCTGATTGCGTACCAGGTTTATGGGGACGAAAGATACATGGTTGATCTCCTGGAAGCCAATCCGACGCTGGGGGATATAACGATCTTCCCGGCCGAAATTGCGGTGATATGCCCGGATATTGAGCAGGCCCTGCCGGAAAGCCTGCCCCCCTGGATCCGGAACGGAAGTGATGCTTCATGAATGTGATCGATGCCAGAAGGGCAACGGTGCAGCTGACTTATAACGGAGCGAATATCTCGGAAGATATTGCTCCGTTTTTGCTTGATTACAACTATACGGACAATGCAGCCGGTAAGGCCGATGACCTGCAGCTGAGTCTGCAAGATAAGCGGGGCCTGTGGCGGGGCGACTGGTACCCGAGCAAAGGCGCCAAAATCAAAGCCACAATTATTACTGAACACTGGGAGAAGCCAGGCCAAATTGTGACCCTGCCCTGTGGGGAATTTGAGATTGATTCACTCCAGGCTACCGGGCCGCCTGACACGGTAAACATCAAAGGCGTATCTGTGCCGGTCTCATCCAATCTGCGAGGGGAGAAGAAAAGTAAGGCATGGGAGAAGATATCGCTTTCCCAGATCGGGGCAGAAATTGCCGGCAAGGCTGGATTAGCCTATATATTTGAAGCCGACACTAATCCGAAATACGATCGTCAGGACCAGGTCCGGGAGAGTGACCTGGCCTTCTTGTTGAGGTTGGCTCAGGCAGCCGGACTGGCCCTGAAAGTTACTTCCCGGCAGATCGTGTTTTTTGATGAGGAAAAGTATGAGGGTAAAAGCAGCGTTCGCAAGTTAGTCCGCGGCCAGACGGATATTATATCCTATGATTTTGGAACCGAAAGTTCCGACACCTATTCCGAGGCGGAGGTCTCATATCAGGATCCGGAGACCGGTGAGGATATCTTAGCCTCATACAAACCCTCAAACGGACCCAAGGTGGGCCAGAAGCTAACGATAAATGAACGCCCGGTAGTGGCAACCAAAGGCGCTTCCAAGGCTGTCAAAATTGAAGCGGCTAAGAAGCACGCCAAAAAAAAACTGCGTGATAAAAACAAGAAGGAAACAGTGGCCACGTTCGCCGTGACCGGGGATCCCCGTCTGGTGAGCGGAGTTACTGTAGAGGTTTCAGGATGGGGCGTTTTCGACGGTAAGTATATCATTGAAACCGCGACCCATACCATAGGAAACAACGGATATACCGTCTCTATCAAGATGCGGAAGGTTTTGGAGGGGTACTGATGGAGCAACTGAACAATATAATCCGGGTGGGAAAAGTGTCCTCGGTCGACGGCAAGACAGGTACCGCCAGGGTAGCATTCCCGGACAAAGACAATATGGTTTCTTACGATCTTCCGGTTATCGTCCATCAGACCCTGAAAAACAAGGATTACATTATGCCGGATGTCGGTGAACAGGTAGTCTGCGTCTTTTTGCCCAGCAGCATTCAGCAGGGATTTATAATCGGCAGCATCTACAGCCAGAAGGATAAACCGGCCGTTTCTGATCCGGATAAGCGCCGGATTGATTTTGCCGATGGGTCCTGGGTTGAATATGACCGAAAAGAGAAAGTCCTAAATATTAACGCTGTTGAGTCACTAAATGTATTCGCCAAAGAGCTGTCAGTGAAGGCCAAGAATATTACCATTAGGGCGGAGAAGCAGCTTTCGGTAGCTGCTGAGACCGCCAGCCTTTCGGCGCCAAAGGGCATAACAATATCGGCCACAGATATAACCGGTACTGGGGTACAGATCCAGGGCAAGATCGATTCAGGGAGTTGGTAATTGTGATAGGTTCTATCGGGTCTGTTGTATTTGAAGTCTCATCGGATACCGTCCGAACATTTGACAATTTTAAGCGTGAGGGTGCTGCACGGTGGGCAAAGCATGATGTACACAAAATCAAACCAGTATCGGAGTTCCTGGGGGTCGATCTCGATAAAATATCCTTTACTATTCATCTCAGTACATCTCTTGGAATCAGTCCCCAGCAGGAAATAGAGACCTTGAGAAACTACCGGGACGAAGGGAAGGCCGTATCGTTATTGATTGGAGAAAAGCCAGTTAGTACAGGACTTTTCACTATTCAGTCACTTTCAGAAGACTGGAAGACGATCGATAACCATGGCGTCTTAATGGTGGCTGATGTGAGTGTAGAACTGCTGGAATACGTTGAAACTGTCGTAAGGCCAGTGGTCAAGAAACAAATGGCGCCCTTATCTGCATCTGCAAAAAAAACCAAGAACGTATCTCCCGCAAAGAAATCAGCCAACAAAGCACCCAAGAAAAAGAGCAAACCAGTAACTAAGAGTGCCTATCGATTAATGCAAGAGAAACAGATTGCCTCACTAAAGAAGAAAAAGGGGGCGGGGTAGGGTGGAATACGATGTAATGGCCGAGTCCGGAGCAATAGACTTCGGGGCCTCAGGAGCAGCCGAGATATTGCAGAACGTCAGAACTATCTTGACTACTCCACTGGGGAGCGTCCCGCTCGACCGGGTTTTTGGAATTGACTTTTCCATGCTGGACGGTCCAATCAATGAAGCAACCAGAGCCCGGTTAGCGGCTGCGATCGTAAACGGGATAAATAAGCATGAACCGCGGTGCTCAGTTACCAAGGTGACCTTTCAGGAAGACCAGCTCAATGGGCGCCTTATACCGAAAGTGCGGGTGAAGATTAATGAGTGACATATACAGCCTGCCGGAGATATCTTTTGCTGAAAAGAGTGCGGAAGACATTGAATCGGCAATATTGGTTACCTATGAATCTATTAGCGGCCGCAGCCTGGCCGCGGGGGATCCGGTGCGTTTATTCCTGGAAACCATAGCCGCGGTCATCGTGCAGCAAAGGGTGCTGATCGATTTTACCGGAAAACAGAATCTGCTTCGCTACGCTACCGGGGACTATCTTGATCATATCGGCGGCCGGGGGACCAGGTTGCCAGCCCATGCGGCCAGCACCACAATAAGGTTCACCTTGTCAGCTCCGCAAGTCGGAGCTGTAATTATTCCGGCTGGTACCAGGATTACTCCGGACGGGGACCTATATTTTGCTACCAGTGTAGTTGTGGAGATCCCCGCCGGCGAACTTACTGTTGATGTGGCAGCTATATGCATGGATGCCGGTACCATTGGCAATGGATATCTGCCGGGGCAAATCAACATGTTGGTGGATCCTATACCGTATGTTGAGGGTGCGGAAAATACAGATCAAAGCAGCAGCGGTACCGATCAGGAGATCGATGACGATTACCGCTTAAGGATCTGGCTGGCCCCGGAGAGTTATTCGGTGGCTGGACCTGAAGGGGCATATACATACTGGGCTAAAACTGCCTCGGCTGATATTATAGACGTCTACGTTTCGTCTCCGTCGCCGGGAGTTGTAGATATCAGACCTCTGTTAAAAGGGGGCCTGATTCCTGGGCAAACGATATTAGACCTGGTCGCCGGCGTATGCAGTGATAAAAAAGTACGACCGTTGACCGATCATGTAACTGTATCAGCCCCGGAGACGGTCAACTATAACCTTAATCTGACATACTATATAGCTCAATCCAGGGCGACCGACACGATCAGTATACAGTCTGCGGTAAACCAGGCGGTGAATGATTATGTAGCATGGCAAAGGGGCGCCCTGGGTCGGGACATAAATCCGTCAGAGCTCATTGCCAGAGTGATGATAGCGGGAGCCAAAAGGCTTACAGTAGAAACCCCTGTGTATACTCAGCTTCAGGGGTACCAGGTTGCCATAGCTTCTACTGTGACGGTTACATATGGAGGGCTGGAAAATGCGTGATCTGGTTAATGTGAGCATTTTGGATCTCATACCGCCCAACATAAGAAATGATCCCCAGGTTATAGCTGCAGCCCAGGCCATTGATTCGGAGATGCGTGGAGTCACCCAGGCGGTGAACGAATGCATCTTTTTTTATCGGGTTGATGAGCTGCCGGAAGCCATCCTGGACCACCTAGCTTGGCAGTGTCACATTGACTTCTACAGTCCGGATCTTGCTCTTGAAAAAAAGAGGTCACTGATCAAGGAGTCCCCCGGGCTGCATTTGACTAAAGGGACTCCGGCAGCAGTAGAAGATATAGTCTCAATTGTTATTAGTGGCGGACAGGTGCAGGAATGGTGGGAATACGGAGGAGATCCATACTGCTTTCGAGTTATCGTTGAAGGCTTGATGGATGACGAGATTGTATATCGGCACGCGCTGCCATCGATCATGGCTGTAAAGAATGCCCGATCGAAGTTGGATGGTATCAACTACTTCCTGCACGGAGGAATCCAGGAGCAAATTAATAACAAAATGCAGGTAACCGTTCAGGCCAGCATAAGACCATGGAGCGGCCGGTTGCGATGGCTTGATGGCAGCTGGCGCCTGGATGGAAGTGAACCGCTTGATGATATCAGATATGGGCCGCGCGATCTGAGTATAATTCTGAATTCATCAGCAATCAATGCGAACCTGCAGGCGATGTATCAGGTTTTAAACAGCGAGGTCATAAATCCCAAAGTGATGAGCCTGGCCAGTGTTCAGACCGCAACTGTCCAGGCAAGTAATGCCTTATTACTTCCGGAGATATTTATCCACCAGGCTCACCAGACCGCCCATGAAATAAGTGCCCAGTCCATTACTATCTTCGATCCCTGGTTCTTGGATGGCACCTATGCCTTGGATGGTGAAAAGGTGCTTGATGCCTTATGGACCATAGAAACTTTATAAGAAAGGAGGAGTCGGTTTGAACAGTGTTACCACGGCTTATGCCCGCGAACAAATGGCCAAGGCCAGAGCCGGTGATGCTACAGTATCACAGATAACCCACATGGCTTTCGGCAATGGTGGCGTGAACGCCCAGGGCGTTCCTATTGCACCGCTAACTACCGACACAGGGCTTAATAACGAGACGTTCAGGAAGGCTGTTGATGGGCATACCTACCCGGTCGCCACTACCTGCAGGTATTCATGCCAACTGGTTGAGTCTGAACTGGCCGACCAGGCTATAAACGAGATGGCCCTGATTGATGAAGCCGGCCATATGGTCGCGAAGAAGACCTTTAAAAACAAGGTTAAGGATTCCGACCTGAAGATGACCTTTGAATTGGATGACATTTATTAAGGAGGCACGATAAGACATGGCGAACCATACTATTCATGATCCCCCCGACTTCAGTCAGGATCTTAGAAGGTTGGAAATCACCGACCCGGGCCATGCGGATACATTTAATCCTGTATTCGCTCAGCTCATCAATAACGAGGCTTTCTTAAAAAGCTTAACCGATCTGTTGATGGCCCATGTTCATACTGGGGCCGGTGGAGGTCCACCGGCGATCGGGACGGCGGGCCTTGCTGACGGATCAGTAACGCCTGCTAAAATAGGCCTGGGCGGGGGATTCGAAGTCTATTTCAACACTTTGGATGGCAGCGTTGACATCGAGCGCCCCTGTGAGGGGATCCCCTATGTTCACACCGATACAGCGTTCACTTCGGGAACGCTGACCGATATGGCAATAGTTTAATTTTAGGAGGGATGAAAATTGTCAACAGTTACAGTCGCACAAGCCCGTGATCTGTGGGCAAACAAGCCAGGCACTGCAACTATGCAGAACGCAGCGGTCGCTACCGGTAACGGTACCGCATTGCCCGTTTCAGGATATGGAGCTGCATGTTGCCAAGTTACCGGAACTTTTGTAGGGACCGTTGTTTTTGAGGGGACTGCGGACGGAGTAAACTGGGTTGCCATACCCGCTATAGCTCGTGGCGCCTCAATGGTATTCTCAGCCAGCGCCCCCGGATTGTATGACATTGACTGCCGGGGACTGGTGTCTATTCGGGCGAGAATTTCCAGTTACACCTCAGGCAGCATTACAGTAGTTGGAGTTGCTGAGCCTTTCGCCGGCGCATACCGGCCGGCGGTTCAGGATGTTGCACTATCTGGAAGCTATATTGCAAACGAATCAAAGATTGTATCGAGTCTTGCAGTAGCTGCGGGGGCTGAAGTAAATGCGGTTCAGAATGTGCCTACAAATTGCAGCTATATATCTTTCGGAATTGTAGACCAAACTGAAGATGGAGCAGTTACATTCCGGTACTGGCCGCAGGTATATGGAGGGCCTGCTACTCAAACAGCAGGTGGAGCGATTGATATTTTTAGCAACGTATATCTGGGTAATTGCCGGGCTGTAAGCACTCCGATCAGACCAAAATCGCTTGTTTGTGATTTGCGCATAAAAAATGAAAGAGCATCTTCCAACACATACGATATCTACATCTACAGGCACTACGAATCTAAAGCGTAAGGAGGAAGCACTATGAAACTAGCTGATGTTTTACCCAAGAATAATCGCGGAAACATCATAATGCCGGTGGCTGGTAGTATCGATAGTCAACCGGTTGAAGGTGAAGTGGCACAGGCCTGGTTGGAAAGTCAATATCCCGATATCGCCAATGCAGAGGTGCCGTTATCGGCTGAGTCATATGCTGCACTCCAGGGCATCGATAAATTTTGGGCTGAAAGTGCGGCTCTCTGGCGGCAACAGGGCATCATTTAAACTCTCATATGGGGTTAGAAATTGGATGACCCCTCAAATAGTAAGGACGGTGATAATATGGCCGGAATTGCCCTGGCCCAACACCAGGGTTGGAATGATACTGTGGCAGTAGAAGAAACTTATGCGTTGGACGATACCACAGCATTTGATGAAAGCGCTGATGTATCAAATCTGCTTAACTACATTTTCAACACTACTAGCGCCCTGAAATATTATGAACTCGTAGGGTCATGGGAAAGCGCTCCAATCGACCTATCCGAGGTAGGCCGCATCCAGAATTCAGCTATAGTCTGGACCGCAACGATTCCGGAAGGTTGTTTTTTGTCGGTGTATACCTCATTGTACGATGGTACCTGGTGGCAAGCGTGGCAACCGGTGGCCGCCAATGGCAGCCAAGTATCAGGGTTAACTCTGGAACAAAATGCCGGTCGAAACATCGCCGGATGCAAGTTAAGAATTAAGGTAGAGGCCTACACCACCGATGTGACCAAAACCCCTAATCTGACTCAACTGATTGTTACAATCAATAGTCGGAAAATCTTCAGGATAATGCCTGATGGTGCTGTCAAAGCCCGGGGTGCTATTACGCAGAACGCCAGTGAGAGCCTTTAATAAGTATTAGATAGGTGTTTCCGTCTCGACTGAGGCGGCCACACCTATCTTAAGAGGGGAGTGATGTGACTTTTGGGGTATTAACAATGTTCGGTAATACATTCGATAAGATATTCAGTAACCACCTGGCGCAGCTGGGTGGTTTTTTGCTGGGAGCACTATGCTACCTGGTGGATCCGGGAGCTCCTCTCTATGCGCTTTGGATAGCAGTGATCTTGGACCTTATAGCCAGGATGTTCGCCGAAGCCAAGAATCACGGAGGATTCTATTTAGCGGTAGTCGAGGGGCACATCAGGTCAGACGCCATGTTCCAGGGGTCGGCCGTAAAAATAACCGCCTATTTCTTCATGTGCATTATAGCTGCCCAGGGTAAGTACGTTTTTAGTTACGACACAGCTGCACAGTTTTTCGGCAGCGTGATCTACTCAATATTATTCCTGGTCGAACTCTGGAGTATGGCGGAAAACTTCCGTGAGGCCGGCGTGGAGACGTTTGCCTGGATCTCATTATTCAGTAAGAAAAAACTTGAAAACCTTTGCGACGGTACCGTGGATCCTGGCCAGGGCAGCCAGAACCAGGATGCTCCGCTGTAGGAAGGAGGGGTAAATTTGCAGATTAAACAGGCGTCTAGCCCTAACTTTACCCAGGGGCGCAAGGGCAAAAGGATTATTGCCATAGTCAACCACATTACCGCCGGACTCATGCCGGGAACTTTAAGTTGGCTGCAGAATCCTGCAGCCAAGTCCTCCGCTCACTATCTGGTGACCAAGGCCGGGATAATCTACCAGCTGGTAGCTGATAATAACGCGGCATGGCACGCGGGAATCGTTAAGTCACCTAACTGGCCACTCTATGACGGCGGTAACCCAAACTACTACACCATTGGCATCGAGCACGAGGCACTGGCTGGGGAGGCGCTCACAGAGGCGCAGTACCAAGCCACTTTGTGGCTGCACCGTCAGTTGGTGGCCCCGTACGGAATACCGATAGATAGTGGCCATATTATCGGACACTACCGGCTTGATAGCGTCAACCGCAAGAACGACCCCGGTCCAGGTTTCCCATGGAGTAGACTGTTTGAAGATCTGAAAGGAGATGAAGACTTGACGCCTATTAAGATCTTAGTAGACGGCAAACCCTTAAACGATGGACATATTGCCAAAGTAGGGGACAAGGACGTTAGCTTTGCTCCGGTCCGAGCTCTTGCGGAATCCCTGGGGGCCACCGTGACCTGGGATCCTAAAACCAGTACAGTTAACATCGAGGGGAGGAAATAGGATGGTCGATGCCGCTCAGTATTTAGTTTATGGTGTGCCAGCTGTAGCCATTGTGATCACGGGGGTCAAAGTAGCTCGGGATACCGGGCTACCCTCCAAGTATGCGCCGGTCACTAGTCTGGGGCTGGGAGTAGCTACAGGCCTGATCGTGGCCAGCCAAAACGGAGATCCGTGGATGGCCGGAGTCGTAGCGGGGGTAATGATCGGGGCATCAGCATGCGGGATCTATGATGCAGGTAAAGTCAAGGCCGGGGCGTAATGCCCCGGCTTTTTGTTTTTTCTGCAATATATAGCAGGAATATAATGTATGCTGTGGAAATAGAAAATAAATAGAATTTTAAGGGGGAAATTCAAACATGATTTGGCCTTGGATTGTCGGGTTCTTTTTTCTCATTATTGTTGGGCTCTGCATAAAGCAGTCGATTGACAACAAACATAAAAATGAAATGGTGAAAGTTTTGGAAGAACAAGGGTTCAACGTCACACAGAAGTTTATGGGCACTGACGGTAATTCGGGAATAGCTATTGATGAAGACTCAGGTAAAATAGCGCTGATAAATCGGTTGCCCAATATCTTGATGGACGTTATTCTATACCGTGATATTATAAGTAGCGAAGTCACAGTTGATGGCAATTCAATAAGCAAAACCGAGCGAGGCAATCAACTGGGTGGGGCAGTAGTTGGAGGGTTGTTGTTTGGCGGAGTTGGAGCTGTAATTGGCGGCCTTTCCGGATCAAAGAAAAACGTGGAACAGGTCAATAGGATTGACCTGAATATTATAATTAACAATACCAAATCGCCCATTCACCGGGTCTGCTTCTTAAATGTTGAGTGTAAGAAAAGTGATGGTATATATAAGAAATATATGAACCAGGCAACACATTGGCATGCTCTATTAAGTGCAGTTATTAGACAGGCTGATGTGGCTGCTGCCAAAGATTAACTATATGAGACGTGCAGTTATTGAGCTAACTTTTGTCCTGGCCCTCTCCGTTGTCGCTTGGATCTTTAACAGATATGCAGATATATTCTTTGCTACGATAGGGTTTTGCCTATTATTTTCTACTGGCATGGGCTTCTATCTACTGATCAGATGGAGGAAGCTATCGATCCAGGATCGATGGCAGGGAGTATGGGCGCTGATCGGATGGTTTATGATAGGGTGGTTAGTTATACATGCGAATGGATTAAGCATAAGCAGTATATTATAATAATAAATCCGGGTACTATGCCCGGATTTATTCATCATCCTCTTTTTTCTTTCTACGCCTTGGAACTGGTTTTTGACTTATGGCGTATCGTAATAGCCACATTACTGCAGCAGTTCTATTGGGAAATCTGTATTTAAAACGAAAACTTTCTACTGCCTCCAGAAGATCCTCATCTATATACATTATTAACTTTGGCTTATCAGTGGCCACCTTCTTATCTCTCCCCTACATGCTTTCCGATTTGCTACAAAACAGTATAAACAAGATGTTGTTTTATGGCAAATCTTGGGGGTAATATAGGTATAAGAAGTAAGTTGGGTAAATAGGGTATATAAAAATTAAATTAAATTCCCTAGATTAAGGCATTGTCACGATTGGTAAATTAACAAATATTATTACAACTTTCGACACCTATAATTAGGCAAATAGCAAATGAATCATAAACAAAATCAAAAAGACAAGTAAAGACGAAAAAAGGCGAAAAATGTATCTAAATATTGTCAACATTTTGACGATATATGTCAAGATTTCTGGGTTTCTGACCAGCTTCTAAAAATATATCGGGTATGGTATAAAGGAATTACAACATTTAGTGGTCGGAAAAGTTGCGGCATATATTGAGGGTTAGTTTTGGGGGGAAGTTATGTTTAAAATTGAAGAGTTAATAGAATGGCTTTTAGAAAAACCTGAGTTATTGGAGAGGAGCCCGGAATATGTTTTGGCTAAGTATATGGAAGAAGTCTTTTTGCGCGCCAATGGCATACATGGTCTCCAAAATGATGCCTATCATCAAATCACAAAGAGCGCCAGAATGTAG